TCGTCGGTACCGCCCAACCCCCGGTCGGAACATTAACGGTACCCTTCCAGATACACTGGCCTGACTGTGTGGCATTGGTTATCGAGGTGAAGTCTGTACTGTTGCTGATGAGCAAGCCCACCCCGCTTCGCTGACCTGTCGGAAATATCTGCCATAGGCTTCCAGGAAACGTGTAAGTGCTATCCCGTTCGCTGATGCGGTTGTCTTTCATCGTTGAGTTCTGCGTGACACGGCCTCCCGATATGGTGACCGAGTTCATCTTATGAAGCAGCCCTGAATCAAGGTAAGCCGTAGCGTGCGGGATGAACAGCACCTTGGCCCCGGAAACATAACCAGCAATATCCGCGTATTTTGCTTTCTGGTAGCCACTGTCAAAACTGGCTCCATACGACGGACATCTCAGGCCCGCCGTTATCTCCATACGCTTTCCCCCATCATTCAGTTCAATCAATAATCCTGTCGGCATTTTATGACCATGTCCCGAGTACGATCCGACCACCACCCGGTATATTGATGGTTACGCCATTACCATTGATAACCGTTGTGTTGCCGGAGCCATTGAAAGAAAAGTTACCGTTTGTGGCGTAAATCGAGCCGCGAACGGTCACGTTGTTGAACGTCGCGTAGCCTGACTTATTGATGTGCCAGCCAACGTTCCCGGTGCCGTCCCAGGTTGTCGACTGGATGTAGCTGCCGATTTTGGTGTTGTCGATAGTCCCTTCACCAATCACAGTATTTCGGATAAAGGTCTGCCCGTTCTGAATAACGAACGGAAGCGTAACGGTCGCTCCGGCCTGGTGCGTTACCGCGAAGCGGTCAGCCAGGAAGATAACCTGTGACTGCATCCCGGATGGCGTATTCTCCACGCCGATCCCCATCCCCGCCGCGTAATACTGGCCGTTGCTGGAGACACCAACCTTGATGTTGTACATCGCGCTGAGGTCGCCGTTTACGTTCGCTATGGCCTGAGCGTTAGTTGTGATGGCTGAGGTATGCCCGTTCACCGTCGCCGTGATGCTGTTTACCTGCGTGGCCATAGCCTGCTGGTAATCGGAGAACGTCTGGTTCAGGCTGTTGATGGATGCCTTGTTACCGTTAACGTCCGTCTGCAGGCTCAGCAGCGAGCGCGCCGTTGCCTCCCTGTCGTTGACAATCACTTCATCAATGCGGTCCAGATTCGCGCTGTTGCCGGCGACCGATGCAGAAAGGGTTTTACGCGTGGCCACCTGAGCGAGGTTGGCCTGGATTATCGCAATTGCAGAGTTCTTCACCCCGCCCGTCATGCCGTCCATAGAAACGCTGATGTTGTCGATTCGCTGGCCCAGGGCGGTATCAGCCGTCGCAACGGTCTGCTCAAGCTCTGAGAGGGAAGACGACACATCACCGACCGTGCTTGAAAGCTCATTAACGCTGGTCTGAACCTGCCCGATGCCCTGAGCGTTTTTGGCGATATCCTGCGCCTGCAACTCAAGTTCATCGTTGGCCTGTTTGATGTCGTCAGCCATGCCAGCAATTTTTTCGTTGGTGTCCACCGCGTTCTCGATCAGATCTTTGAACGTTTCGGAGCCTTTCATATCCTCAAGGATTGCATCGGTGATATCAGAAACATCGATGCTGGCCTGCCCGCGCACCCAGCCGGTATAACCGGACTCGTTGCCGCTGCGGTCCACCAGCTGCGCGCGGTACCAGAAAATCTGCCCAGCCTTAAGACCCATCTGCTGATATTTGCGCTGCGGGTAAGGCACATCGGCCAGCAGCATTGCATCGTCTTCGGTACCGGTCAGACTATACTGAATTTCCGTCTTCAGCGTGTCGTCGGTATTCGCCGGGAATCCCCAGTTCAGCTCGATACCGAATACCACGTTTTCAGAAGCGATGAAGCCAACCGGCTTCGGTGGATTGCCCACTTTCCCCGTTAGCGTTTTCTCTTCTGAATAGCCCCATCCGGACGAGATTTCTGCGGCATTGATTGCGCGTACGCGCACCAGGTAGCGCCCGGCATAAATCCCGGGGACGTCGAATGACGTGGTGGAGCTGCGCGGCACGTTAACCCAGTTCCCGTCGTTTCGGCGCCATTGCGCTTCATAGGCGATAGCGTTCTGCGCCTGGTCCCAGCTCACGCGCATCGTTTCGACGCTGATATTTTGCTGCACCACAGAAAACGAGCTGATCACGATGTTCGCAGGCGGCGACTGGTTGCCCGGCGGGATCACGCTCACCGGCCGCTGGTCAATGATTGCTCCGGTATCAATGCGATCGAATTTATCCGGATCGTGATTTGCACCGACGATTGTGAACGTGCCGTCGTCATTATCAGTTACCGTAATAACGCGATACTGCTGTGCGTAGAGCTCATCAGACTCAATGACCCATACGGCCTCAGCCACAGGCGTTTCACTGTAAGCGGTCGTAACGGTCACTTTATTGCCCGTTATCGACTGAATGGTGCGTGACTGTGAAACACCCGATGGAAGATTGACAATCATCCTGTCGGCTGCCGAGGCATCCGGCGCCCTGTCCAGCGTCAGCACACGACCATTTACCGCAGAGATACGGCCGCCCAGGTCGCGCCCGGAGAGATTTCTGTCCGCTACAGCGATTACATAACCAGGCTGCGGAATGTTGCCATCTTCCCCTACATTGAAAGTAACAACGCGATCTTTGTTGTTGGTGAGGATCCCCCATCGCCCTTTGCGATTCGCTTCTGACTGACGGGTACAGCCGATCGCAGTTATCTCAAGTTGATTAAACCCATAACGCGCAACCAGCGCCTGCTCAAAAACAGGCTCCATCGCATCAGAATAAGCGTTATCAGGATCAGACCAGGACACCAGCGCATTGGTGTAACGGTTCTTTGTGGTGCTGCTGGAATAGGTAAAGCGCCCATCAATAACGTTCGCATGCGTGTATGTAAAATCTACATCTCTCGGCATGTCCGCCAGCGCCACAATCTGGTCGTCGCCCCAGTAGGTCATCCCACGGAATATGGCAGCAAAATCACGCAGGACCGTATAAGCGTCGTTGCGTTCCTGAATGTAGACGTTGCAGGTATAACGTGGTTCGGTACCACTTCCGCCTTTGCCATCCGGTACCATTTGATCGCAATACTGCGCAACCTGGTAGAGCGTCCATTTATCTATGTTGGCCGTTGTAAGACGATCCCCAAGTCCGAAACGGTCGCTAACCACCAGGTCGTAGAAAATCCATGCAGGGTTATCGGTCCAGGCCCATTTAAATGTCCCAGCCCACGTACCGCTATAAGTGCGGGTTTCGGGGTCATAAGTATCCGGTACGCGGATAACGCGGCCGCGGGGCTCGCAGGAGATCTGCGGGATAGAGCCGTTAAACTGGCTAGAATCGAATTCGATATAAAGCAGCGCTGTGTTTGGATAGCGTAATTTGGCGTCAATTACCTCGGTGAAGCTCTGCAGCATCATCGTGTCGCCGATCTTCGCGCTATTGGCATCAGACGTAATCTTACGGAGTCGGATTGTCCAGGTACTGCCAGCCTGAGGTAAATCAATACGGTGGCTGCGCTCGTAACCTGACGTCGTTTTGCCGGTCACGCTGGTATTGAGTACCGTCTGCCATGTGCCGCCGTCCGTCTGCAGGTCAATCGTATAATTAACCGAGTAACCGACCAGATCGCCGTCGTCCTCCTGCTTGAAAAGCGAAGGCCATTTCAGGCGCAGGCGAACAGCTGAAAGTTGCGTATTGGTAAACGTGCGCGTCCACGCTGTAGCGCTCGATACCTCAGTTCCCACGTTGATTTCGTTTTCGGTACCGGGGATCCCTTGAATGTATTTTTGTGCCTGAGTGCCTGGCCGAAACTCCCACGTTACACCACCGAAGTTCTGGGAACCGTCAGCATTCTCCAGAGCCGTTCCGTCGAGGTAGATATCTTTCGCCGTCAGCTGCCCTGCAAATTCCCCCTCTCCTAGTGCAATGAGGATTTTTGCCTTTGCTACAGATTGCAGATCATCAGGCTGTTCGGTAGGGGTTCGGGAACTTGAGCTGCCGCCCTTGCGGCCTTTTATAGCGATTGCAGTTGCCATATTGCGCCCATAAAAAAAGCCACCCGAAGGTGGCCTGAAAGAAGGTATTTATTTATTGCTGATCTTCGACATAAATCCCGGCAGAAATAATCGCGCCACCGATTCGCCGGCGGCCATAAAGAAGTGGTACCGGATTTCCCTGGGCTGTCGTGTTTGTTACTCCACCAAAGGCGTAGCTGGCTTGGTTATCCGCAGATTGCTTACTGGCGAGCCCGGTTGTCTGTGGAGAAAGCATCTGGACTACGCCGCCGATCGCCATTGATGCCCCAATCCCCGCCACAGCGCCCCATCCACCAGCGAAAGCGGTACCACCAATCCCGATCGCGGCCCCTCCCGTGACGAACGCAGCAACAGCGACAAGGGCAACCCCGAGGATTGTCTGAAACACCCCGGCTCGCTTACTGCCGATGATCACCGGCGCGATGCGGATTTCCTCTGTGCTCCTGTCCATACTGAGCTCATCGTTTAAGAGGTTTCGTTTCCCGCTGAATACCGCATAAGTTAAACCTCGTTGCTTACTGGTATTCAGGAAACGCTCAAAACCCGGCACGATAACGCTCAGGGCGCGGATGGCCTCTTTAGGTGAAGCTACTGATAAACGATATTCACGCCCGAAAGTGGCGCCTAGCACGCCGTACAATCGAATTGTGCGGACCGGCTCAACATTGAGTAATGCAGCCATTTTTCCCCCATAAATACTGCCACAGGCGGTTATCAGAAACAGTCTTTAAAGCGCAGTATTTTCATTGTGCGCTCACGCCAGTAACCGCCATAAGGTACGCGCTGGCTCAGATGCCCATAAAGGTGATGCAGTAGCATGTTGCCTTCCAGCAGAATCCCCGCATGATTCCACTTATCAGCCTGAACCTGCATGATCACCATATCGCCAGGTTTTGGCGGCCCGTCGAATTCACGGAATCCGCACTCATACCAGCAATCCTGATAGAAGTTGTCCGGGTAGTCGTTTTCCCACCAGAGATAATCGACCCGGTAATCGTGAAGCTCTATCCCGTGTGTTTGCCGGTAATAGCTCATCACCAGACCCCAGCAGTCGAAGTGACCAAGCACAAACGGTCGCTCCAGCAGCGGCAGTTCTCCTCGCGGCTGGATGGTCCGTAAATCCCCCTCCGGCCAGCTCACGATATGCCAGGGTAAAAGGGTTGCATCGCATTGCGCTTTATCCAGCTCGCTCGGTTGCGTCGTGGCATCCGGGTGACTGTGAGCGATGGCGATCACCTTCCCCCAGTCTTCTGCAGCTGCATAGTCTTCGGGGCAAAGTACAAAATTGTCCTCCGGCGCCGCGGCAAGATTCCGGCACGGGAAATAACGTTCAACACGGCTTTTCTGCGCCACCACGCCGCAACACTCGCGAGGATACTCAGTTGCAGCATGGGCAATAATCGCATCGATGGTTTTCTGACGCATATCAGCTCCTGATCAAAGACGTGCCAGGGAACCCACCGAACGGCAGTTCGTTGCCGTCTCCATGCCGGAGCTTACAGGCCGTAAGAGTGCCGTTGCATTCGTCCAGAGAGGGGTCACTCACCGGGTTGTTGTTTTTATCGAAATAGCGGGTTCCGGCATAGTCGCAGCCGTCGCCGGTGCGATATTTATTCCGGATACACCAGGTACACAGAGAATGAAGTTGACGTGTGGGGATCATCTTTCCCTGTAACGACATCGGGCTATCGAGTACGAATTCGATACTCTCGCCCGGAATTTCGCTGGCTTTGCTATCAATGTAAAAAACTCGTTTTCTGACCTGTTGCGGATCAGCTGTTGCGTTACCTGCAGGGAAGTTCTTCGCATCGAGATAGTGCGAATAGGTGTCATGGATAGTGACTTTCGCCTGTAGCATATCGTCATAGGCAAGGCACAGCGCTGTAATCTTGCTTTCGATATCTGCAACCGTCAGCGTTGGCTGAGCGCTGTTGCCGTCTGTTGATGCTTCCAGCCCCTCAATCTGATACGGCCAGGCAGCGTACTCTTCCCCCTGCCACCAGATACTTTTCGCCTTCAGCTTTGATTCATCACCACCAGCGGCGGCGATTTCTTCTTCCGTGTGCGGGAGGTTATACGCGTGAAAGCGCAGTACATCATCCACGCCGAACGTAGAGCCATCAACTACGATAAGCCGGACTTTATTGCCGGGTTCAAGGCTTTGATAGTCTTCAGTGATCATGGAGCGTACGCCTGTTTGAATGTTGCGGAGATGGTTATGATTTTGCTGGATAAGGGCTGTGACTTGATTGATTCGGCCTCGATACGATATAGTCCTGTTTCGCCAACTGGAGATGTCCAGATAAAGGCCTTTGTGACGTGTGAACGAAAGAACTTCAGGGCCTGAAGCATGTCCGCTTTTTTACCCGTAAGTGTGATAGGCCATGACTGCTTTTCAGGGTTTATGCCTTCCCCGGCGATCTGCTCATAGCCGTCGCCAAAGGTTGCAGAGCGCGTTTTTAGGCTAAAAGCCCCTTCCATTCCCGCCTGTATCTGTGTTCGCCAGGTGAACGTTTCGATTGCCATGCTATCTCCGAGCATAAAAAAACCCGCCGAAGCGGGTTTTAAATAAAACTTAAAAGAGGTTATTAATTCCTTCGTCCCATTTCATCACGCATGAAATCAAGATTAGATTTAAGAGGGCTAGCTTTATTCTTACACTTGTCCAAATTTTCAGCTATTAGGTTCAGCTCTTCAGAACTGTTTGAATACTTCTCCAATTCCATCACGCTCATGCTGGCATGAACAGCATCTGCACCGCAGTTAACAAGTTGCTTGTTATATTTGAACATCGCCCATTCGACACCTGCTATCGTCACCGGCACGCCCAACACAAAACCAATTAACCAAATAGCAATTTTTGCTTTCACTGAACAACTCCATGAAAAGTGCTTGTAGAGTGTTTTATCGGCCAAGGACTAGAACAACCTAGCGGATTTACGCGGTTTTACGCGCATTGATTCATTGGATGGTCGTTTTGCTTTCTAACGTGATTTCGTTGCATTCCAGATCAAACCACCTGGTTGGAGTTGCCTCGCAATCCCGGCACGCACTGACTGGTCAATGGTCTGTTTATAAGCCCGAGAAACAGCATCGTTATTACCGGAAGTCTGCTGCTGAGAGTTCTTGCTTTGAACTACTACAGACGTTTGAACGGTTACACCGCCAGTTGCCGAAGATTGCAGCCCAAACATCGGGGCATGGCCAACATAACCACCGTTTGCATACCCCTGAGCGCTCCGCATAAGCGTGTAGAGATTACCGACACCCAGCGCACTGGTAGCCTTCTTGGTGAATACGAATTCTCCGCCATGAACCACACCTTTTGGCTGATATTTTCCTCCATCCCCGGTATAGCCAACAGCGCCGCCATTAGCATACTCAGGAATAAAGCCGCCAGACCATGCCTGTATTCCAAAGAAATTACCTATTGCCGTTCCACCAAAGGCTGACTTCATTCCATTAACCAGAGCCAGTTGCGTCAGCATCTGGGCGATGCCCTTCAGGAAAGTAGACAGGAAATCAGAGAAGTTAGATTTACCAGTAGTAAAAAAGTCAGTGAGCGTGCTGGCCATCCCGGTGAAAGCATTGCTGGTAACCGTCTGCATCTGAGAGTAAACATCGGTCGCGCTGTCTTCGAATTCAGCCCAGCCTTTTTTTGCACCGGTCAGCCAGTCACCACGCAACCTGTCCTCTGCGTCATAGTAATCATTCGCCGCTTTAAGCTGCTTCTGATAACCCTCATCCTCCAGAGAGCCACCTGAATTTTTCCAGCCTGCAGCGAGCTGACTTTTCGCGAGTTCACGCTGAGCCATCCGATCGCTCATCCCGGCGCCACCCAATAACGCAGCCTGTTTCTCAGCCATCTGCGTGACGTATTTCTGCGATGTATCCATGCGCTTGTTGAGTTGTTCCTGCGCGGTAATCTGGTCACCAAGCAGAGCTTTCTGCCTCGCCAGTTGCAGAACCTGGTCTTTGCTAGCGAGGAGAGATTTTTCCTGCTTTGTCAGGGAGCGTGACCGTGATGCCTCTTCCAGTACCTGGAATTTAGCCTCAGTAGTCCACAGGTCTTTTCGCTGCTGGCTGATAGTATCATTCAGACCTTTATGCTGCTGCAGGGCACGTAACTGTGCCTGAAGCGCAAGCAGTTCAGCCTGAGCTGCGTCCGCGGTGCGATCGCCAGCTGATACAGCGCCCTGCTTTCCGGTTTTCGTCTTTTTACCAAACAAAGCGACTTCTTCCCGATCCTTCTGGGTTGTCGCGGTTTTTATCTTGCGGGTGGTATCAAGGTATTTACCTGCGCTAATGTCGGCTGCATCCCAGTCTTTTTTAAGCTGAGAGACGCTGTCGCCATAAGCGCCGGCCATTTGTTCGTTGTAGTCCTGCCATCCCTGCAAAGTATCTGTTTTCGCCCAGTCGGGAACGAGGTTAATCGCGGCAGCGATAGAGGAAGAAATGATCTGGTTCAGCTTCTGGAAAACGATCGCAACGCTGTAATAAATTGCGTTGAACTCCTTCAGTGTGTTTGATGCCAGCTCAGCTACCCACTGACCGATACTCTGCATAGCCTCAGACGCCCAGCCCTTGATATCCAGCCACAGGCGACCAAACGGTGTCAGCGAGTCGTAAGCCTGTTCTCCACGTTGTGCCATCGTATCGCCAAACAGGTCCATTGCCTGAGTCACTGCAGCGGTCTGATTTTTCTGCTTCACCAGATCATCAATGTGCCTAAGTTGCGAAACGGTAAGAAAGTTATACTGATCGTTGAGACTCTGTAGTGCTTTGACAGGGTCTTTTTCAATGTCTTTATAGGCTTTTGTGATGTCCTGTGCCGAAACAATACCGGTTTGAACAGCCATAGCTGTCGAACTCGTAGCCTTTTCAAGCTGCTGCTGTGTCAGTGATCCCATGCCAACCAGTTCGGTCATGAGCCCCTGGACAGTATCAACCGTAGCGCCAGTTGAAGCGGCAATAGTCTGAGATGAAGCCATAACCTGGAGCGCTGACGTTCCGGCAATATTGCCAGTCCGAATAATGGCTTTGTTAATTTCTTCATAGGCTGTGAAATAGTCGGAGCCTGCTTTAGCAGCAAGCAGAACAGCACCTGCCAGACCACCAATCGCGACACGAACCGGGGTGACCATGGATAACATCGCTTTCAGCGCATTTGCAACGCCACCAAACGAGTCCCGCAACTGGCCGCCCTGCTGTATGGCTACCATGTAGACGGGCATGCCCGAAGCCAGTGAAGTCACGATATCCGTCA